AACGGCATCCGCGTCAGTGCAAACGTGTACACGTCCGTCGAAGAGATTGACCGGTTCTGCGAGGCGGTGGAACAAATCGTGCCGCGCGCCTGAAGCGAAGTCTGGGCGCCCGGCGGTGCTGCCTTGGGGCTGCGCAGGGTGCCCTGGTGTGTGCGCAGGGTCATCTGGGGTAAGCAAAACGGCAGGCGAGGGAATGGCATGGGGCGCGCCGCTCCGCGAGGGCGCGCCCCGCTCATCGCTCGGGCTACAGGAGACGCCGGGAGGCTATCGCGGCGGAGCGGCGTATGGACGTACGCTACTCAATAGCCCTCGCGAACTCAGTGACCTTCGCGAACTGCGCGCCGGATCGTCCGCATGAGGACGGCCTGCGCGGTGTGGTCCGAAATAAAATCCTTAAAGCTGCTCGTGTCGAGCATGTTCAAGTGGAAGTGCACATGCGGCGCGCCGCCGTCACCGCCTGCGTTCATCCGCGCCAGGTTGCCTGCGCCGATCCGTTCCACCGCCGGCCGCGACATCACGAATTCGCCGGCGTGCACGATGGCCGGAACCGCGCCCCCGCCGGCAAATGCAAGCGGGCTCCATCCCACCGGAATCGCGCGCGCCAGGTGCGCTCCCACGTAGCCGCCCGTCTCGAACTCGGCCGGACCGAACTGCACGGCGGCGCGCTGCTGCCGCTGAGTCTCTTCCTGGTAGATGTGCTGCTCCGCGTCCGCGATCCCGTGGTAGTTCGGCTGGTCGCCGAGCGCTTTCAGTTGCTTGTTGAGCTGCGTATTCAGCGATTCGAGCTGTGAAATCGCAGAGGCGTAGTCGGTCTGGTGCGTGTCATACGACTGCTCGATCTGGTCGATCTGGCTCTGCGCCTGCTTCCTCAGCTTCTCTCCCTGCGCGTGCGCGTCTGAGCCGAAGATGCCGCCGAACAGGCCGCCCAGCAGTCCGCCGGCAAGTCCTCCCAGCAGCGCGCCTATGGGACCGCCGAGGGCGAAGCCAATCAGAGCGCCGCCCACTCCGCCGCTGAGCGCGAGGCCCGTGCCGAGCGGAGAGAGGCCTGCTGGCCCGGCGATCAGATTGCCGATGCCGAGCCCGGCCTCCGCGCCGACTCCAACCCCGGCCAACGCGCCGCCGATCTTTCCCACCAGAGAAGTGGTTCCCGCCGCAGCCACTCCGCCTGCCGTGCCGGCGAGGCTCGCCGCATCTTCGCCGCCGAGGCTCGACGCAAGCCCCCCGCCGCCGGTAAGCTGGTCGAGCGTCGGCCCCTGCGCGAATGCCGCGCCGCCGTCTGAAAACGGCGCGGTGCCTCCGATCCCCGCGATTCCGAATCCGCCGCCGCCTCCTCCGCCGAGGCCGAAGAGTTTCAGCACGCTCGAAAACAGGCCGCCCGTGGATTGCTGCATCTGGCCCATGCCCAGCACCCACTCCGCCACCATGCGGAACACCATGGTCTCGAACTGCTTCAGAAAATACTGGCCGATGTGGCCGGAAGTGATGGCGTCGTAGAAGTTCTGCATCTGCGAAGCCATCTGGTCCACGGCCTGCTGCTGCGCCTGCACCTGAATCGCGGCCACGCGCTGGGCCATCAGCTCTTCGCCCTGCTCCGTGGTGATGATGTGCTGGTCTTCGAGCCGCTGGATTTGTTCCTGAGCCTGCTGCATTTCGCGCACGGCATTCGCCGCGATGCGCGCGTACGCCTGCTCCCAGGGCGGCGCGGCGGCGATGGCCGCTTTCTGGAGGATGTCGTTGGTCTGGTCCTCGAACTTTTGCGCGTCGTCCAGCATCTTCGTGTGCGTTTTCTGCTGCGCGTCCCACTGGTTCATCAGGCTCACGTTCCACGCGTCGAACGATTTGTCGGCTGCCGCCTTGTCCTCCGCGGCCATCTTGTTGGCGAAATCCTGATCCTCCTTCTGCATCTTCTGAATCGTGGTGCTCCATTCGAGAAAGGCCTTGTTCTGTTCACCGATGGACGTGGTGATGTCCGCGATTTTTTTCTGCGTGTCCTGGCTGAAAGCCTGGCGCAGTTGCTGGCCCGCCTGCGCGGCGGACAGTCCCGCGTCCTCGAGAGCTCTCTGCGTATCAATGACGGCCTGGCGGAGCTGCCGCAGTCTCGCGAGCTGCGCTCCGGATGGGTCACCGGTCGATTCGGACGTGCCCAGTACCATCCCGGTGGCCGGGTCTGCCACCTCGCTCACGGTCGTGAGGGATTTGTTCACCGCCGCTTCGTACTTCTGGAGGGCAGCGACGGCATCGTTATACGCCTGGGCGGCTTTGACAGCGTGGTCCGTGGCCTGCCCGGATGCGACGATAAATCGCGGAATTCCTGTGAGCCCGAGCAGTGCGTACTGCTCCTCGACGCCCTCCAAATGCTTCTCCTGGTCGAGTAGCGCATTGTTGAGAGCCACGTTGTCCGTGAGGCTCTGCTTTAGCGACCCGTCCCAATCAAACACTCTAAGAGACAGCTCCGCGATCTTCTCTGCCACCTGCTCGGCGATGCCGATGAAGCCAATGGCGGCGAGCACGGGAAACGCCGCAGAGATCGCCGAGGCCAGCACCGGAGTTCGCGCAATCACCTGCTCCATCGCGCGCGGCATCCCTACGCCGATCTCGGTGGCGAGCAGGCGAGTCTGGTAGAACGATCCGGTAATGGCCGGGGCCGCCGCCTCGGCCTGCGCGCGGACTGCCGAGAGTGCCGATGCCAGGGAGACTCCTGTGCGTTCGGACAGTGCCAGGGCGTCAGTCAACTGCTGCACGGATTTCGGCGCTCCCAGGCCGAGCGCGGCGAAGGCGGTGTTCAGATCCTGAACCTTCAGCGCGGCCTTATCCGTCTCCGACTGAACCACTTTCTGGCCGGCTGCGGCCTTGCCCGTTGCCTCCTCCGCGCTATTGCCCATGGCATCGAAGAATTCTTTCGCTTGCGCGGAGGTGACCCCAAACTTCGCGGCGATCTCGTCCATCGACGTTGTGAGCTGCGCGTCGTCCACTACGATCTCAATTTGTGCGACGGCTGCCATTCATTTCACCGCCGGGCCTGCGCCGGCCTGGTCAATAGCGTCCTGGATTGCCTCTTCGGCTACCTTCGCACCTTCCTGCTCGGCGAATTCTGGTGAGGGCAGGTAGGGACGCGCGGGAATCGTGACGGTGTGCGCGCGAACGCGCTTTGCAAAGATGGCGCGCAGGTCCGAGCTGTAGAAGCGCAGCACGGCCGCATTTCTTGGCCCGAACTCGGGAATGGAGATGTTCGCGCCGAACTGGTGCGCGCCGGCATACGGAAGAACAGACCCTGCGGTGATCGTGTTCCCCACAATCGTTGGCGGCCACGTCGCGTCCCTGAATAGCTCGCCGCTCGATTCGAGAATTCGCTTGAACGCGGTGAGCCCGAGCACTCCCACCTTGCGTCCGCCCTCGCCTCCGCCCGTGGCTTTCAGCGTCGCGTATGGCTCCGAGAGCGGCTTCCAGGGCACGCCCTCGGGCGAGGCCTGAGCCTCGAAGGATTTCGTGATGACGTGCTGAAGCCACTCGGCGACCGAGACCACGGCCGCTTTGCGCGCACCCTCCGCGGCCTTATCGATGGCCGCGAGCGCGCCCGCGATGTTGACCTTGGCGGTGATCATCGCTATGGCCTGAAGCGGCCCACCTCGCCAACGAATGGCACTGGCCGCACGCCGCGGAGGACTCCCGTCTTGTTGGGGATGACCGCCGCCTTGACGTTGAGCTTATCCATCAGCCTGCGCTCTGACTGCGTTCCTCTTCGGCTATTTTCCCAGCAATGTCGCGATCTGCCGCGCGTTGCCCATGCCCCTGAGAACCGACTCGTTGAGCGTCCGGACCAACTCCGTTGCCGCGCGGTGGACGTCCGGGTCGAGCTGCGGCTGGTAGCCCTCCCTGGATGCGTGGTCGCGGATGAGATTGGCCAGGAACTCCTTGAATTTCGAGACAGCATCAGGGTTGAGTGGCGCGCTCTCCTCGGCCCGCGCCTGCCGCAGAGCTGCCTCGTGCGTCATGCCTTTCGCCATCAATTCCTCGACGCGCGCCTGCGTTCCGAAGCCCGTAGGGTCCAGGCTGGCGTTCACTGTTTCGTTGAACGCCACGTATGCCTGAACATTGTCGTGACCCTTCATCCACTCCTTTCGACGCTTCCCCTCCGCCTCGGCGAAGGCAGTTTCCTTCCGGTCGCGCGCCTCGCACATCGCCTTGTGTGTCGCGGCGGTCAGGTCCATTTTTTCGTCGCGCATGAGCTGGTCCACGCGCGCCTGCACGTCCTCGCCCTCAACGGCGCGCGGCGCACATGAGCCTTCGACAAAGTTGACGGTGTATTTTTTCCTCCGGGTCGTACCCGCCAGCGACTCCATGAATTCCGTGACGCTGTCTCGCTGCATCTTTTCCTCCCTCCGGTGCGGGTGCGTCCTCGTCACGCCCCCGGAATGAACATGCTGGTCGGCATGGCCAGAGCCGGTACCGTATCCTCGCCGGCCTCGGGCCGCTGGAGCTGCGCGATCTCGTACCAGTCGGACGTGCGCGTCGGCACCGCCTGCCGCGCCGCGATGAGCAGGTCCATCTGCTCTTTCGGTTCGGGCGGCGGGTCTTCCTGGATGTAGAACATCGGACGCGATTCCGGCACGAGCGCATGCGGGCCGAATGTCCACAGCAGCCACGGCGCACAGAGCTGCTCGTTGATTACCGCGGCCAGGTCCTGGGCGTCTTTGCGGATCACCTGGTTCAGCGTGTCCTGGTGAATCTCGCCGAGCGCCTGCGTTCCCTTCCCTTGCGAGCTGCCATGCGTGGCGAGGGTCTGGCCGAGAATCAGACGCGTCATCTCCTCGTCCATGTAGTTCATCAGGCTGGTGAAGTCCTCGGCAAAGCGCGTGCGCGTGGACTGGAGCAGCTTTTCCGCCACGCCCATCGATTCGGGAATGGCGCAGGCCACTTCCGTGTAGATGGCCTGGGCGCACTGCAGCGCGAGCTGCTGCTCGTCCGTGGAAGCGCCCGAAGGATACTGAATGGCGATGGTGCCCTGGCCCTTCTCCAGAAACTGCAGGTGCAGCCGGATGACGTTGCGCTTGAACCACGAGGCCCAGTAGAGCCGACGCAGGATCGGACGGCCGCGGAGATCCCAATTTCGCGGCTGCGCGGTGAGCACAACGAATTTTTGCGGATCGACAGGCGCGCCGTCCGCCCCCACAAAGGGGCAGAGACGCAGCGGCCCCGTTTGCGGATCGGTTACCAGCCCGAAGCGGAAGAGCTCCTGCGGCCGGCCTGGCAGTCCCTTGCAGATCACCTGGCCGCGTGCGTCGAAGTCCCACAGAATTTCCAGAACGGCGTAGCCGTAATGCGGTGCATCGAGAAGCTCTTCGAGCGCGAAGTTGAAGCGCGGAATGGACTGGATGAACGCGCTCAAGCCGTCCGCATATTTCTTCGCGTCGCCGCTCGACTCGTCGGCGCACTGCACTCCTCGGTCGCGGCCGAGCACGAGCTTTTTCCGCGTGTCGATGGCGGAGGCGATAGCCGTGTCCTTCTCTTCGATCTCCCGGTAATAGGGAAACGCCGGGGCCGAGCCGAACACCATGAGCTGGTAAATCCCGCTCGGGTTCATGGCGCCGCTGAACGCCTGCGGCTGCAGCATCGGGTAGCGGAGGACTTCCTGCCGGACGATCTCCCCAATCACCGGCCGTGAGCCAGGCTGGACGACTTGCGGTGCTGTGTTTTCGACAGTGTCGGGGAGGCTCTGCGCCGGCCCCGGCGACGCAGCCACCGGGCCGGGCGGGGCGGATCGAACCGGATGCAGGCTGCGTGGTGCGCCCATGCGTGCCATCAGTCCTGCTCCTTATGCCGCGACTGCGCGGCGGCTGCCCGCTGGCCGAGAACGACCAGGAAGGGCGAGCCCTGGTCGGCGAGCAATTCGAGCGCGCGGCGGATTCTGCCGGGCTCGATGCGCCGCCTGGAGTAAACTCTCGTTCTCATGCGTTTCGACGCATCCACGGGCGTTCCTGCGAGCCGGAGCGGCCTCTTACGCAAGCGGCGGAGATAGAAATGTCGGCGTCGGCACCGCGCCGAGCAGAACTTCTGCCACGGCTTGACCTTCCGGAAGAGCTTCCCGCACCCCGGGAGCGCGCATCCCGCACAAGCTGCGCCGTCGCCCGCCGCCTTCGCGCGCGCGGACGGACCAGTCCCTGTTGGATGTATTCCAGCAGGTGCTCCAGGCTGTACCTCACCGTCTTTCCGGCCAGGCGAATAAACGGTGGTCCCGTCCGGCGCCGCGGCCGTCTCCAGTCCTTCAGGGTTTCCGGCTGCATGCCAAGCAGCTCCGCTGCCTCGCGCGTCGAGAGCAGTCCCTTGCGGCGCGTGAGTGTCGCGGCCATCTCTATGCGCCTTCCGGCCCTTTCTTTTTCTCGGCATCGTCGCACGGGGCTTCCTTCTCGTTCTCAGCCTCGTCATCTTCCAGATGCACGGCTCTGTCGAGCGCGCGCGCTATTAGCCACCCGTAAACGCGGCCACCGATCCGCAGCCCGGGGAAAAGTTCGGGCACGGCGCCCTCGCGCTGCCAGCCTATCGGGATGGAGTCATCGGAGGGATGGTAGGGGCGGCTTCCGTCGTCGCTGAAATTGCAAAGGACAACGAGCCGGTCAGACGGCGTGTAGGCCTTTATGCATAGGCGCCCGATGCGGTGGCAGGAAAGTTTCTTGTGCAGTGGGACTGGCCATTTGTCGTGATACCAGTCAGTCACCCGAGCGGGCACGCCGTGGCTTTCTCTCCCGGCGGGTGCGAAGAACTCCACTTGCAGAATTTCGCCCTCCAATCTATCGGGCGGCAGCTCTGGCCCACGGGCAGTGTCCACGAGCACGAGATCGCCCTCATGGAATCCCATCCCGGTTTCGTCCAGCCGAAGCGGGTGCCAGATCACGCTGGGCGGCAGTCCCGCGAGCAGGGCGCCCGCGACGCGGTCCGCGCTCGCACCGTACCGCTGAGCCGCGCCTGTCAGGTAATGCCTTGCCCTGTAGCCTGCCAATCGCTGGAAGAGCTGGACCTCTCTCAGCAACCCGACCCGGGCTGCTAGCTCCGCAAGCCCTGTGAGCGATTCGGGCGATGGGCGCCGCCTTCCCTGCTCCCATGCCGACACTGTTGCTTCCTCGACGCCAAAGAACGCAGCAAGCTGCGCCTGTGTCATGTCGGACCGCTCGCGTAGGTCCGCGATTGCTTTTGAATAGGGTTTGCGCCGCTCTGTCACTTGGCCCCCGCGCCGACCGAGCTCGTTCCTGGGTGAGTCTGTCCAGGTCGGCCGGGCGATAGCGTACCACTCCCGTTCAGGACCGAGAACCAGCTCTTGACTTCCTGCTCTCAATGTAGCACCGTTAGGTGCGACACTGTCGTACTTCAGAAAGGATGAGCGAATGCCCGGGCTGAATCAACAAGGGAAATCTGTAGCGGGCCAAATCGATTGCGACGCCGAGGTTCGGCGGCTCCTGAAGAAGGCGCTGAAGTATGGCCCGCGATGCAAATCCCTCAGCTATAGGCAGATCGCCGACCTCCTCACCGGGAGGCTTGGCACGCTGGTCACGGCGAACATGCTTTATCTCTACCAGTCGAAGGCCAGGCCGGAGGTGCGGCTGCCCGCCAGCTTCATCTCCGCAGTCAGCGAAGTGAGCGGCGACTACTCGCTCGCCGATTTGTTGGGGAAGAGAAAAAAGTGAGTGCTCAGGCGCAACCCGGAAAGTCGCTGGCTTTGGCAGCTGTTGCGCCAGCGCAAGTGACCTCGACGGCGGCGCCGAAGCCATCGCTGCTCGCCCCGCCGCGCGGCCACACCGACGCGCGGCTGAGAAAGCGGTACCGCTGGCTGATGATTGTCCAGCTCATCGACTGGGAATTTCGTGAAACGGGTAATCTGGACGCTGCCCTGCGCGCGGCGGTGGACAAACATAAAGTCTGCTACGAAACCGCGCGGACGCTCTGGACGCGCTACCAGCAGGGCGGCGAAGCGGCACTCGAACCGAAGCCGCTCGGACCCGCGAAGGGTACGAATGCACGCACGCGCGAAGGCACGGCCGATCCGCGCGGTGCGCTGCTGAGCAGTTTCCCCGAAGCCGTGAAATTCATCTGCGCGCGCACACTTCAAGGCGAGAACACAGTCAAAATCACGGAGGGTCTGCGCGCGCGCTGGCACTCGCTCGGCTACCCGCCGCCGGCGCCGTCGCGCTCGACCGTTGCTCGCGTCATCGAACGCAACCTGTCGGAAGCCCAGCGCGCATTCAACCGCGAACCACGCCAGCAGTGGTGTTCGGCCCGGCTGCCGTATGCGAAACGCGATTGGGGAACGCGGCTGCTGCCGATGGAGCTGGTCGAGGCCGACCACAGAAAGCTCGACGCGTGGACGGCGAACGATTGCTTGCCAGGCGCGCCGCGCGGAAGCGCGATTCGCGTTTACGTTACCGCCTTCGAAGATTGGAGAACGCGAAAGATTCTCGGTTGCGTCGTGAGCGTGTCGCCGGACTCCATCACCATCTCGCGTGCGTTTAAGCAAGTGGTCGCGGAGTACGGCATCCCTCAATTCTTCTACTGCGACCACGGCAAGGACTTCATAAAGTTCTGCTCGGGGGCCGAGCGTGGAAACCCCGACGATCCCGGCGATCCTGAAAAGCGCAGATTCATCAAAGGGGCGCCCGGAACGCTCGCGCGGCTCGGAGTCAAGGTCGCGCTATGCGCCCCACGGCATCCACAGGCGAAATCCATCGAGTCATTGTTCAACTATCTCCGGCAGTTCGATGCGATGTGGCCCGGCCACTGCGGCTCGAAGCCGAGCGCGCGGCCCGACGCCTGCGAGATCGCGCTGCGCCAGCACCAGCAGTTCCTGCCCGAAAAGCGCAACAGCACGCCGCTCGCGAACACGAGCGACCTGATCCGGTTCCTCGACGCCTGGATAGAGAGATACAACTCGGAGCACCATCACAGTGGCGACGGCATGGACGGAAAGACGCCGGCACAGGTGATGGAGGAACTCTACCCGGCGAGCGAGCGGCGCCTGCCGGACATGGCCCTCATTGAGCATTTTTTCTGGGAGATGCACGAGCGGAAAATCACGCGAGGCGGCGTCGAGGTCGATGGCGTGCGCTACGCGCCCGCGCTCGGCGACGATGCGGGCGCGGTCGCGCTGCTTCATGCCCGCGAAGAAGGCAAGGAGTTCGCCGTCTGGCGGAACCCGGACGACCTTTCCGCGGCCGTGATTTACGAGCCGGGCGGCGCGCTCGTGGCGCACGTTTTTGCTGACACGGGCGCCAGAAGGACGCGCGAGCAGCAGAAGGAAATCGTCTCCCAGCAGAAGCGGCTGCGGCGCAACGTCAGGGAAAGTATCGCCGCGATCTGTGATGGCGTGCCGACTCCGCTCGAAGAGTTTGAAACACGCGAAGGACTCCGGCGCGTTCCGTTCGACCGTGCAGCTATCGAGCCGCGCAAGCTGCCGGCGAGTTCGTCGCGAACATGGGCGGCCGACAGGGGCGGCGACCTGGCGGCCATTCCTGAGATTGCATCCGTGCTGGAGAACGAAACGGCCGGGGAGGCGGCTGACTGATGCCCACTCTCGGAAAAGCGGAAATGGAGCGCCTGCTGGCAATCAAGGCGCCCCCCTACCAGGAAGTTGTCGAGGCGGCGAATCGCTGGATGGTGCGGAAGGGTGTGAGCGCGCACGGACTCGCGCAACAGCTCGGCATGGGCCGCAGCACGATGAACCTTTTCCTCCAGGGCCGCTACGACACGCACGCGCAGATTCGGCGCCCGGAGTTTCTGACCGCGCGAATCTGGGGGCACATCACCAGCAATCCGGTGCCACTCCCAAAGGCTCCTCCGGAGCGGCTGCTCGAAACGAAAAACGCCGGGGCGATCCGGCGCGCGTTCAAGGCCGGGCTTTTCCAGCGAGCGTGCTGCATCCTCTACGGCGCGCCGAGCACGGAAAAAACCTTTCTCATCAAATGTCTGCTGGCGGAGCGCGCCTGCGCGGGGCACGACGACGCGCTGTACATCTACGCATCGCAGGAGATGCGCGCGCTCGAAATGCTCCGAGCACTGAGCGCAGCGGCTGGAACGGCCGTGCGGTCGAATCAGCGGTACGACCTTCGCGAGGCGCTGCTGGAAAACTTCCGGCGCCGCGAGCGCCTGCCGCTGATTATCGTGGACGAGGCGCAGCATATGCTCCGTCCGCCGTTCGCCGCGCTCGAAGAGCTGCGGCAGCTGCGCGACCAGACCCGCGACGAAATGGCGGACGACCGCCACGATGCGGAAGGCTGCGGGCTCCTGTTGATGGGCAGCCACGACCTCTATCTCCAGTTCGAGCGTAACGCGTTACTTTTGAAACAGTGGCTCTCCCGGATCACCCGGAAGGAGCAGCTCACCGGAATGAGCGCCGACGAGGTGATGGAGATCGCCGCGCGCGAGCTGGGGCGCCGCGCCGCCGAGGCCGCGCGTGAGCAACTGCTGAAGGCGAGCCGCGAAGTGGATGCGTACGCCACGGACGAGGAAGGGAAGCGCGTGGCGCCGCGCGAATACTATTCCGTTCGGAACCTCTCGGTGGCGATTGACGCGGCACGCGAAAAGCTGCGCGCCAAGAAGGAACACGCGGCGTGAAGGCGTGGAAAGTCAGAATCGAGGGCGATGCCATGCGAGTCGGCGAGGTCTTCGGGCGCGCGAGACACATTGAGCGGGCCATCATCGGGCGCCGCTCGGACGCCGCTGGCATCTCGGCCGAGGGCGGTTCGCTCGCCGGGCTGCTCACGAGCTGGCAGGAATGGAGCGTCGAGTCCGAGGCCGCTGGGGTGCAGCTCATTGAAAATGTGAAAAAGGTTTTCAGCGACGTACGCGCGACCATGCACCAGCGAGAAACGCCGCTGCGGGCACGGGCCAAGCGGACCGTCTGAAGTCGCGACAAGGAGCGCATGCAATGGAGACACTGGTTATTCACATCCACCCCAGGCCGGGCACTGATGGCCGGGATGCCAACGGCATCTTTGAGAGCCTCGACATCGTCACGAAGCTTCTCGGGCGTCGGCCCTTCAGGGCGAAGATCATCGCTGCCAGGCCGTTCACGGCGGAGGAGATCGCGGAGCTCGCCCTGCGAGAAAGAGGGATGCACGGCCCTGGAATGCTCTTTCGGGATGAGCTCACCGGCATCGCGGAATGGGACTGCGAGTCGCAGGAGGAGAGAGAGTCCTTTGTGCGCAGGCTCAAGCTGGCGATTCCATCCGCGCAGACCGTGACGCGTTCCGAGGAGCTACCGTGTTAGCCGTGGCGCCCTGACAGCTGGGAAGACTATGTGGGAACTGAGCATCGAAGTCAGCGGCGAAACTCCCGAACAAACGGCTGCGAATGCCGCGCTTGTCGAAAAGGTCGTCGGGCGTCCGCCGCTCCGCGCGCAGGATCTCCCCGCGCACTGCATGATGCGAGGCGCAGTCGCGCGCGAGATGCAGTGGGAAATGGCCACGCGCCAGCAGGCGGAGGATGCCGACCGGCGGGTCAGGGAAGCGCTCTCCGTAGGGAGGTCTGACATCCGGAGGCTTTAGCCACCATGGGCGAACAGATCACGGCCGCGCAACTGAAATCGCTGCAAACCCTCTACGGGAAGTGGGCGCGCAGTTCACTCGTGGTCGCTGCCGGCGACCCCCGCGAGGCGCGCCTGGAGTGGGCCTCGCAGCAGATCGGCCGGCCAGTGGCGAGTTTCAAGGAGCTGGACGGCGGCGAGGCCGCGAAGCTCATCGACCTGCTGAAGCAGGCGGTCGGCCAGGAGGTGAAGCCGCGATGGGAGCGGCCCCGGCGCGAGCTGGCGAAAGCAATCGGCACGCACGGGCGCCGCGGCCGGAGAACCAAACTGCAAGTGATGGCGACTCCCGAGGGTTTGGGGGAAGTGGACCGGCTGCGCGGAAATCTCGGCTGGACGCGGGAACAGCTCGACGCGTGGCTGCGGTCACGATACTCTCCGCTCGCCGGCCGCGCTGAGCCAAGGATTCTGACGATGGCGGACTGCAACCGCGTGCGCTGGGGATTGAAGGCGATGTTCAAGCGTTCGCATCCGGCGACGAACGCGGAGGCGGAAGGAGGTGTCGCAAACGTTTCGTAGAAAGGCGGGGCCCGGCGCGGTATGAGCCGCTTCGAGCCCCTAATCCCACAAGGAGAGGTGACTCCGTATGAGACTGACACGAAAGGTAGCCTCGAAGCAGCGCGCGCGGCAAGCGACTCGCGCGGCTGCGCGTTCCACAAAGGAAGGCGCGCGGCAGCGCGAGCAGGTGCGCCGTAACTTGGCGGTCGTTCTCGACCGCGCCCCGGCGAGTGAAGTTCACGAGTTGATGCAATTCCTAATCGTCACGGCCGCTAAGCTTGGCTTTCGCCCGTCGAAGAAGGTCATGGATGAGCTGGGCCTCGTCCGCATTCGAGGGTCGCTGGTGGTGCGCCCGTGAGCGGTCCTGCGGAGCTGCTCGCCCGTTCGGAGCAGGCCGGGCATTCCATCCATCCGGACGTGCAAGCGAAGCTGCTGCGCGCGGCTCAGCTTCGACGGTTAATCCCGGAGGAGATGCGCGCGCTCCACCGGCTCCAGGAAACGATTCCTGCTCACTCCCGCGAGCTGGCCGCTCTCGAACTCGAAATGAAGGAAACACTGAAGACCGCGGCGCTGCCGGCGACCGACTGCCCGTGCGAGCTGTGTCGCCGGGCGAGGGGGTGACGGCATGAGCGCCCCCGTGCTTACAATCAGGAAGGCCGTCGAGCCGATCACGCAAAGCGACCTCATTCACGAGCGTCTGCTGGCGGTGACGATGTGGAAGGCGAAGCGCGAACTCAAAAAGAGGCGAGCCGATCTGCTGCAGCGTTTGGAGCAAGGTGCGAAGGTTGAGGAGGGCTGCCACACGGTGCGGATCGAACGCCGACGTCGTGCGGGATGCGCGCGCGAGCAGGTTGTCGTCGTGGTCGAATAGGGGGAGCCATGGCCCGTAAAACGATTGAATTGGTCACGCCACCCGCGCCGATCACCGCGCTCGATATCGCCTGCCTGATGTGCCTGGAGCGTGAGTTCTGGCAGAAGCGGCGCCAGGTGAGGGCTGCACGCGCCGATATGCTCCGCAGGGTCGAACAGGGGGCAGCGGTCTTGGATCATGGACCGACCGTCCGGGTTGAGCGGCGCCGCCGCGCCGGTTGCACGCGGGAATATGTTGTCCTTGTCGTCGAGGACGCGCCGCTGACGCCCGATGCGCTCGATAGGCTTTGCAGTTGACGTGCTGCCGCGCGGGTTAGACTTCCCAGGTTGACCCGCGCCGCTCCGGTTTTCCGCTTCGTTGCCGCCCGGTTTGACGATAGCACATACCCCCCTTCCGGATTGGTCTCGACGCCGAAAAGCGCTGTGCGCTGGCGAGCTACCCGCGCCTGTAAGTCCTTTAGAATGGTAAATGGCTCTTTTGAAGTCGGCTGTAAGTCTCGTAGAATCAACACGGCATACCAGTAGACCCTGAACATTCTGCCTCAACAACAACAAGGCCGCTTTCCTGTCTAAGTGGTTTATTCTCCCGCGACATCCCGTCACCTCTCACGACATCCCGTCATACCAGGACACCCTGGACACCCACATGCCTTCCCGCTGGGCCGTCGCGGGCGCTGTGCTATCCTCGAATCCGTGACGGACGCGCCCAAATCCCGCCGCGCCATGCTCGAAGAATTTCTGGCCGCGAATCCGAACGACGCGTTCGCCCGCTACGGGATGGCCATGGAATGCGTAAACACCGGCGACGACGCC